GTATCTTTGTTCATATTGGTTACTCTATCTATATATTTATTGGTTTACAATCTACCCACAACAACTTCAATGATGCTGACTCCATTACCACTGTGATTGCCAAGTGCTTTACCAATTACTGTGCCCATTGCTGGTGTATTGTTGGTCATGGCCACACCGGGGATGGCACTGGTAACTATCATGTCGCCACGAACAACTGGACCGATCACTTGACAGGGCACACGGCCTTGCAAGGCCACATCTACTCCGGCGGTTCCGGCATTCATTGTGTATGCAGGATTTGTACTCACAACCCCGGCCACACGGGTATCATTGGCTTGATAACTGGCTGTTACTTCGGTCGTTGTGCCAAAAACTACAACGGTTCCCGGTGGATACTGACTATCACTTGTATATCGTTCTGCCAAGTCAGCATATAATGCGTGTACCGCAGTACCATAAACTTGGTTAAACCAGTTTGTAGTGCTGCCAATGTTGACTGTGACATTGGCGTTGGCCAATAGGTCTCCGGTATAAGTAGAAGTTCCTGTCACTATCAATGCGCCTACGTTGGCTGTTCCCAGCGTAGACAGGTTACCCGATCTAACATTTGCGTTAACGGTTAGTACATTGGCAGTAATGTTTCCTAAATGTGTAATGTAGGGTTGCACTGGGAATGTAACATAAGCAGTCAAGTTACCAACAATAGCGCCTCCGCCCGATGTGGGGTTGACCACGTTACCAACCAATGTTCCTGACACGTTACCAACTAAGTTGCCTGCTACATTGCCTTGTACGTTGCCCAGGAAATAGTTGCCCGTTACGTTACCAGTTACATATTCCCCGCCCAAAATTGTCAAATTTCCGCCAATTACAACGTCGCCGGTAGTAGTTAAACTAATGGCTGCAGCAGTCCCAATTGCTGAAGTTGTGGAAACCAGTGTAGTAGCAGTGACTGTTGATAATGTGCCTGATGCAACATAGTTTCTAATACTCAATGCGGTGACTTTTCCCGTCACACTTGAGGTTTCCGAAGGGATATACGTGGTATCTTGTACTGTTCCTTGTGTCGGTAATCCGGTAATTGTAATACTCATATCTTTTGCCTTTTATATATTTATTTTTAAACTCTGTATGAAAACAGCCGGGGTACTCATACTATTCTCTAATCCTAATCCGTCTGTAACAGCACCAATTGTTGCGCCAGTTGTAGTGAATATGTTGCCTGTGTTGTCAGTGATGCTTACACCAAAGTTGTCAACTATGATGTTGGCAGCCCCCACAGGCAAGTTTAGCCAGGTTGTGGTATGCACAAGATTACCGCCGGTTATGAGTTCTGGTAAATTAGCCTCAACTACGTCAGATCCTGCAACATGTACTGCAGGAGCACCAGTAGCGTCAACTGCTCTGCGAATTTGCCCAAGTACATTATTGACTAAATCTACAGTGTAGAATGTAATCTTTTCTCCGTTGATGTAAATAACTCCGGGAATCAACAATGATGTGTTTGGTGCGGTTAGCACAGATGCATTGGTTACACGAATATTACTGTCTGTGATATTTAGATTACTTGCCAATGTTGTACTATGTGCTGAACTAATTCCATAATACTTGGGCCAGATTGATGTGTCAGCGGAACTGGCATTTGCTCCCATATCATGTACAATACGATAACTCATTACCTTTGTATTATTCTGTATCTTAGTACGCACAATCATATTTAAACTGTCATACAATGTTCCAGGAATCAATTCCTCTGGAGCATGGCTACTGTAAGTGTCAATATAAACGCCACCATCAATTGATATGTCGTTAGGACTTGTTCCAAAACTTGTATTGGTATAGGTGTTAGATATTGATGAATCTAAGAATGCAGAATTCTCGTAATCATAATACTTGAGCGTGATGTTTGCGCCACGTGGGATAGTATTTGCTATTCCGCTGGCCACTAGTTGTGTACTTGAGAAACTTGCAATAGTTAACCGGTAAGTAACATTTGCATCAGTGTTGATCATGGTCAAGGGCTGACCAATTGTATAGCCCAATGTGGTAAAATCAAGTTTTGCTACATTAGAACTAAACACTGTACCAATGTTGCTGTATGCATAAAGCACATTGCTGGTAGTGACCACTGATGTGTTTGCATCAAATTTAACTCCAGTGACTGTTACTCCAGGGTAACTGATGCCGGACATTAATTGTGACAAATCTCGACCAGGCATTCCGGCTGTTGGGGCATAGTAGGCAGAGATACGGTCAGTGGCACTGGTAAACGAATTTGCTTGTAATGTAATGTATTTGGTATAATCAAATACATTATTAATAGCAATTGGGCGCGACCCAGTAGAGACTCCGTTAACCGAAACATTGCCTCCTCTGCGTTGATATGCGCCTGCGATGTTACCTACGGTAATTAATTGTAGATTACTTGATATTGCCAATACTCTTGCATTACCAGTGGCGTTTGCTTGAGTAATATAGTTTCCAACGTTGGCTGTTATATTTCCACTTAGTGTTAAAATAGCAGTACTATAAACCGTACTAGTTGCCTTATATGCCTGACTATTATAACTCACATATGAATTAGCCAAGACTGTAATATTTGGCTGCCAGGCAGCGATATTACTAGTGTAACTTGTACGATCAAATAACAATGTTGTTGTAATGTTTCTTACAGTATTGTAACTTTGATTAACAAATTGTGTATAACTATTGATGGTATTGACTTTGGCGCTTAGGTTTGAGAAGTCTCTAAATATGTACTGATTGCTTGAGAACGTACCGCCTACATCAACGAGTGTGATCGTGTTACCGGTGCTAGTACTGTATACTGTTCCGTACGCTCCTGAATTGGGTTGTGATACAATGTTACCAAGATAAACACTTACATTGGCCGCGGTAGTTAGTGTGGTAGTGGGCAAACTATCAATTTGATAATGATTTTTAAATTTTGCGTAGCCTATTGCCCCGGTGCCAGTACCATTAATAAAGACCGTTGGCTGGCTAGTATAACCTTTTCCGGCACTGATAACTTCAAATCTACTGATGGTATTTGAACTAAAATTGACATGTGCAATAATATTGGCTCCGGTACCGCCACCACCAAGTACTGTAACCGTTGGAGTTAAGAAATAACCCGATCCAATGTTAGCGACTGTAACATCACTAATTCCGTAGCCGTGTGTGTTGTACCATTGACTGTACTGTGGAAGGGTACTTAGACTTATTTCGTCACTTGCCAACTGACCATTGGGGCTACGATATTTGCCAATTGAACTTATGTAAGTTGATGGAATATCAAAGTCTGTGCTATCCCCATAGTATTCGTCGTTGCCTTGATAATCAATTAAGTATTCGCGAATACTTGTTCTATATGGTTTGACTTCGTTGATATAGTTTTCGTAGTACGTCTGGTTATCTGGAACATAACTTGCAGGCTGACTTAGTTTACGTAGTTTGTGTAACACACTAACAAAACTGGTTTTAAACACCCAGTCGATTGCTGGCTGTTCACTTAAAATATAATTAATTAAATTGAAGAACAAGTTGTTTAGACTTACATCAAAGTTGGTAATGAATATACTATAACTTTCTAGGATATTACGGATTTCAATGCCTGCAGCATCTGTGGTATATATGTTATCATTGAACTGTATTGTACCGTTCTGTATGCCCACTAAGTCAACTGCGCCAGCCGAATTGACTCGATAAACGTTGAATTCACCATTGCCGTTGTTTAGTACTTTAATTGTGTCACCAGCGACAGCATTAATAGTAGCAATATCTGGAACAGTATCAACTACGTGTGTTGGCAGTACCGATGAATTGTAAGAACTAGTGTACCAGTCTACTTTTTTCCAGTAGAATGGAGTATAGTAACTTTGCGTACGAGTCAATGCCCAAGCAGTTCCGCTCCAGGTGTACGTGGTCCATAACCCTTGCTTTGTTTCGTCATTGGTCACTAACGTCACATACCCAGCAGAAAGTGTAGTAGTGCTTACATATCCAAGTTCGGCATGTGAAGACACTTGCAGGTCATAATCGATCATGTCGGGCACAGGTTCGGCTGCGTACAACGGTGAAATGTTAGATTCTGCTGCAATGGGATATTGTATAAATGTATTGTTGATGTACTCAAAAAGATTCTTTAATGCTTCTCGTCTATTAACAACAACTGTTTGATTTTTATCTAGTCCAATGCGTTGTTGTAGCGGTAACACATAGTTACCATCAACGTCTAGTGGGGTCACTGGATTCCCCATAGCATCTATGCCGCTTAAACTATCTATTAATTTATTGATAATGCGTTGCGGAATGTTATTGTTGTCATTACCTTCTCCAATTAATTGGTATTCACTGTGAATTAAGTTAGTGTTCTTTAATGTGTCGTAGTCAACGTGCAGAACTGTTGTGTTGCCACTCAACATGTCGGTTACACCATATAAACTTATAGTGTCGTCCCTGACTGCTGCAGCATATGCTATACCTTGCATACTTGGGTTTTCAATGACATCAGCAATAGTACTAACAGTACTTTGATGGTTACTATTTGGTTCTAGACTTGTCTTGCCGGTTACCCAATAATAGTAATAACTAGTATATGCCTTAGTATCGGGATTTACCTTGGTCACAATACAATATGCGCTATTGTCGGGATACACTGGAGTTCCAGTGCCCGAGTAGGCACTAGGTGGAACCCGGCTCTCTACCCACTCGGCAACTTGTATTGTACTGCCCGGGAACATTCTGCCCCAGTTATTGGTTCTATAAGTTAAATCACCTTGCTCATAATTTAAATAACGCACTTGGTCAATGTTCCACCAAGTCTTTGACATTTGTTCTTTGCCCCAAAAGAAATCTAAACTGTTGGCCAAATTTGGTACAGAATCAACACCGCCAACTGCATTATAAACAGCCGGATCATAAGCAGTAATGTAATCCAAGTCTTGTTGAGCCGATCCAAGGATTTTACCTTTTGCCGGATCAATATAATCTAAATGTCTTATAATAACATCTGTATCCTTATTGTACAAATAGAAATTACTAACTGTATCAACATCAACTTTGGGCTGCTCGGAACTAATTACGTCCCACCCAACATTTCCTGAAAAGTTATTGTATGTGTAATAAGTTCCAGAATTAGTTAACGGCACATAAGCGCCACTTTCGGGATCAATGGTTAATGTGCTATCATCGCCAGGGGCTCCAACCAACATAGTATTGGCATTCATTGCAATACTATAACCAAATTGATCATTCTCAACTAGGCTTGTATTTTGCAATCGTTGTACAAGAACATATTGATCTTGTGCAGTACTTGAGAACGATCCATTTACTAATCCGTAAACATACACCGAGCCAGACCCCTCAACGGTGTCTGCGAATGTAGTCGACTCATAGTCAAATGACGTTAAATTTTGGTTAGCAAGTGCCTGTTGATCAAATGTTACCGTATTATATGTGCCGCCACCAACAGCCGATACCACAAGGATTGATCCATCGGGACTTGACACTACTTGGCTACCAAACGAATTTACGTCGTCGGTTGCAGGATGCATTATTGCCTGTACATTAGAATATACGTTGAGTCCAAGATCTGCAACAGCAGTCCCTGGGCCAGGAGTGATTACTAACTTTTGGTAAGGTGTTGTTACATTACTTGTGATCGTTAAATTACCGCTGGCAGTTACATTGGCAGTTACTCCAACAATATTTGCACTATTAATATTTGTTGCAACAACTGTGGCATTGGTACCGGTAAACGTAACATTGATACCGTTAATACGTATGCTGTCGCCAATGGTTACTGCGGGGGTAAAGTTTGTCCCGGTAATTGTACCGTAACTGGCTCCTTGATTTACAAATCTGTAAACAATACCACTGTAGTACCCGGGAACGCTATATCCAGGACTTGCAACATATACATCTGCATCGTTACCTGAAATATAAGTTGTTAGACCAAAAGCAGCGCCACTGGTAGGAACTGGAGATGTTATCTGTTCCAGTAATTGAATCTTATTGGTCTCAATATTGATAACGCTGCCAATTACAGGTGCGCTTGAGAACACCACTGCATTGGCATTTGAGGTAAACCCACTGGTTAAAACATTACCGTTTAGTGTTACTTTCAGTGTACTAGACGTAACAGGATACTTGGTTAAGTAAACATTGCCGTTGGCAATAAATGTTTCTACGCTACGATCATATACATAAACTGCACCTGCGGCCATTTTACCATTGACAGTTTGATATGGTGCGCTGATAACTGTTTGACTTGCGTCGCTGGTTGTTTTTACCGTACGGCCAAATTGATCGTATGCCGCGCTGCCCACAGTAATTGTGTTAGCATAACTATAATAACTTGTAGTATTAGCATGGTACACATATACATTACCTGCATTGGGTGCGCTGACAAATAACCAAGTGCCATCAGCACTGGTACTTACACTAGTGCCATATGCATCGCCTGTGTTACTGCTCCATGGACTTGTTATTGTTTGTGTTCGAGTAAATGCAGCGTTTCCATTGAATTGGTATACGTGTACGCGACCGTACTCGGTGCTACCATTGCCAGGTGCGCCAACATATAATAAGTTACCACTTATATCTAGGCTTGTACCAAATTTAGTAACAATGTTGCCACTGGTTGCGCCTAAGTTAGCAACTTGTGTTAGTACATTTCCGTTTGTGACATTGGCAACAAATACTATCACGTTGCCCATTCCTACTGCAGGCATTCCGGCCGAGGCAAATGCACCACTGGTGCTGATAGCCGTAACTGTGCCAAATCCAACAGATGCTACGGCGTTATTTGTTGCCAACTTCATGCTAGGATTTAAGTAACTAACATTTCCGGTCCACGGAGTACTCTTGTTGTAAACTGCCCAGCCGTTGACTGCGGTATCATGATCTACCCATAACTTGTCGTTATCTAACCAGCCCTGGGGTGGAGTGATGGTACTTATATCTGTACTTGCTACAATTCGAGAGCTCTTTAATTCAAACAATGTACCTGTGCTAGATATCTGCAATGCAGATTTAAGTTTTACTGCGCTCTCGCCAAAGAATACAACATTGAATTTATAAGAACTAATAGTTGAATAGACTCGATAAACGCCGTCAACTCTTACATCAAAGCCTTTGATAACAATCAAACTTCCGTACGATAAATCATGTGGTTTATCAACAGTCACAGTCCCTATATTGTCAACACTATATGATATATCGATAATTGATGAAGTACTTTCGGTTACTCGGTAAACGTTCCAGTCGCCATTGGTATCCTTGGCCGTCCAAATGGTATATCCTGTTCCCACGACCGATAGATCGGTGCCTAATTGACTATAATTTTTAATATCAAATAATGTGGTTTTAATATCGTTTATGTTTACGTACCCAGCGGTGCCTATATCATTTTCGTAATGACTCTCACGATTCCTATTGTTGTATATTTTAGGAACATAGTTAGTTGATGTTTTGAACAGGTGTGATGGGGTATACCCAATTATTCCATTATCTGCGCTGGCGTTGTTGGGCAATAATGTCAGTGCCTTGGGATTACTATTAAACGTGCTTTCGGGTAGTATAACCTCAACATACTTGTTGTTTTCAAGAGCTCCGTACTCACCAACACGCATACCCCATTCTTCATATAGACTTATCTCACTGGTTACCCCGTTAAAGCCTGCAGCAGTAAATGCCTTGACCGCGTTCATTGTACCTTTTTCGCGAATGTAACCTTGATAAAATTTGGCCTGGGTTGTTACATCGATGCCGAAGTTTGTCAAGTAGTCGCGTGGTTGGAACCCAATGGCGCTACCACTGTATAACTCAAAGTCGCCAAGTAATTCTGGATTATCAACATCATTGAATCTATGGAACTTGTCTGCGTTGTAACTAAAGTTTGGTAATAATCCTGTTTTTATTTCTGTAGAGCTCAACTGTCCCCAATACGACGGGTTGAATACTGTAGATCCAAGTACATCTTGTATAGCAGTATAATTGTTGTTCTTGTAACTGACTAAACTGCCAAGTGCGTAATCTTTGTTTGATTGCCAGGCATCCACAGTGGTGTTATTGTAAATGAACCCCGGTGGGTTTAGTGCGCCAGACCAACTGCCAGTTTTCTTACCAACAAGTTTAAGTCTGTACTGTCTGTTACCAAGTTCAGGCACATAGATAATGTCATTGAAGACTGTTTTGTTATCAAATATTATTACATGCTCATATTCAACAACATCAAGTTTAACAAGCGCGATAGTTTGCCCTCCATTGGCAATCAACTTGAATGTATTGCCTTTAGCCGTACTGTCTCGACTTATAGTTAACTGACTGTACCCAACAAAATTATAACTGGTATCAATTACTCGGCTCTGCATGAGTTGATTTTGAATTTTATCAACTACACCTATTTTAGTGGATAGATTTATAGTACTCAATACTGGACTCAATACTATTACATTTTTTGCGGCCCAACCTTGTTGCGCCCAAGTTAAAAATTCTCTAATGCTTAATAAAAAGTCTCGTTGCAATTGCATGTCAGAGTCTTGTTCTTTGAACTGAAACCCAATACCTTTAAGGTAACGTTGATAGCTCACTAGAAAATCAACGACCTGTTGTCTACTGGTAAACTCAAATCCATACGGAACTGTTACTTTATACTTTTGATAGTTTTGATATACGATACCAGTATCTGTGCCTACACGTATAGGATAGGCATTATTATTTGCTAGACTAGGAATAATCGTAAAGTACGGATAATCAATATCAAATCCACTAACTGTGTAGCCAGTACCTGTACGTTCAACTACAACTCCGCTGTAGGTGACAGTTTTTGTGGGCGTAGATTTATACAACTCTACTGTATAATTCTCTTTAGGAATCATTACTCCACTGTTTTTACTTGACGGACTACTTTGTTCTGCAATCACATCCATAAATGTCTGGTCTGTAAATCCGCCGACTTTATAGGCCAATTGGATGTTGACATTATTTAGGTACTCTGTAAGTTTTACAAACGGGTCAATGCCCTGGTTGCGTAGATAATCACTAATCCAGTTAATATAACTTGCAGCACGTTGGGGTGTTCCATCGACAGTTTTTCCATTGAGTTTAACTGTGTCGGGAGTTATACGTTGTAGTGTATCATTCAATACATATTGATTTAATTCGGTATTTTTATAATAACGACCAACATCAACCAATGACCCGAAATAAAATGCAGGATGACTCAAGGCCAGAGCCTGTTGCATTGCATATGGATAATCACTGCTGCGTCTCCATGCCGACTCAACCGGACCATCGTCGCCAATTTTAAAATTACCACTGGCGCTGTTGCTGTTGAATCTTTTAACCAACATCTCAGTAGGAGCACGTAATCTTCCGGTATCATCTACAGGAATAAAACCGTTAACATTTGCAGTTGTCATTCCGGGTCTTGCAAAGCGAGTGTCAGTGCGACTGTCTCCGTTGTTCCAAATGTACCCATCTTCTAAATCGTGCCATAGAACCAAGTTGCCGCCAGTATATGGAGCAGGCCCGTAGCGTGTTTCCCACCAGCTGGGTTGTTCAGTGAAACCCAGCATTTCCCAAGGATGAGTGTGCGGGCGATCTGTATCAAAGAAGTGTTTATAAATTCCTCTCCAATATCCGGGCAATGCCTCGCCATTGACCGTGTCCATAAATCTATTATAGTTCCAAGTGAATGCTTCACTTGCTACAAAGTAACTATTGGTAATATAATCAACTCTATTACCACCAACCCATTGTAAGAAACTATTTGTTAATAACTGTGTAAAATCTTTAAGATTATAATCAGTGCTACGAAACTTGCCTGGCAAATAATTATAAATGTCAAATACATTTTTTGCATAATCTACTTTAATATTATTATAGATACGTTGCTCAAACTCTAATAACAAATCATCACGGTAGTCACCAAATGCCGGTGTTATACTACCATCGTGCCCTTGTATAACATACATAGGAACTTGGTACGTATTGTCGTATAATTTGGCCGGGGTAAACTTAGGATACAATCCTAATTTTGTCGGAGTCTCTGGAATATAATTCCCGTCTGTGTTGCTGTACTCGTGAAAGGTAAGTACGTCATCAATCGCCAAAGGAGTCAGTATGGTCACGCCAGCCCGGTTTACGTCAAATTGATAATCAATTCCTTTTGTCAATTGTACATTGTTTAGGTAAACTAATACTGCCGTGTTGCTCAATGTAGTGTCACTGAATACACTTGATATTTCGTAATCAACAATTTCACTACTTAATATGGTATAACTAATTGTGTTTTTAATATCTCCATATGGCACCATATCACTATAGTACCAAGAGAATGATTTGTTTTTAACTAAGTTAATATTTTTTAATACGGTGTCGAGTAATACTGGTATGTTGGTATAATCTAATCCAGAGGTTCTTGTACTCAACTCGAGTATTTTATTCTTTATTTTGCTATACTCGTGACGTGCCAAATTAATTGATTTAATAAAATTAGCATCTTTATCGATTAAAAATAATTCACTATATAATACAGGAGCGGCATGTTGTAGTATACTACCGCCTTGTGCTTTAATTGCCACGTCCCTTAGATTACTATCTCCCGGAACCAATCCAACAACCTGTGTGCTATTGCCAACTGCAGTCGTTACGTGGTTGCGTAATTGCCCCAAGGTTAAACTTGAAAAGTTGGCATTCTCGCTGTTTAAATCTAAGTTTTGTGGAATCTCATAATATCCCAATTTACTAACAGTATCGCTATAGATCAATATGTCAATTTGATCTCCAGCAGTTAAATCAGCATCAGTGATGTGGACATAAGAAACTATTCCAACTGTAATCAATTCATAGTAACTGATTAGTTTACTATTACGGTATACTTTAAAATACGGGCTTGTTGTTTCAACATTTTTTGTAATATCAATCTTGAAATAACTATTCTTACCGTCGTATACGCCACCAATTATTTGAAACTGTTTGCTCTTTTCTTTATTTGTAATCCAGATATTACGTAACTTATAAGAAGTCAACGAGTTGTTTTGTTGTAAAGTACCAAGATTATTAATGTTGCGTGTTACTGTTGCTCCGGTATCGTCTACGTAATTGAATGTATCTATATCAAAATTATTATCAAATTGTATATCGCCAATTTGATTAAAACTACGATAACTTAATGGAAACCCCAAAACTGTATCATTGATGCCAGTTCCGTGCTGATAAGAGAAGATTTTTGTACCAGCAAATGTACTATCGGCTAGCGTACTTAAACTATATCCAAGACTGTCAATGACATCAAATACCGGTGCCTGATTGACACCGTTCTTTTGTTGCCCAGCAATCCAAGCGGTGCCGTTGTAATAGTACTCTACTCCTTTATTAGTGCCTTGAGTCACAACCAAGTTGTTGTTGACATCAACTACATAATCGTCAGTGGGCACAAGGTTAATAACATTACTCAGTAAGTTTAATATGTATACAATGTCAACTCGATAAATTTGATTTCGTACTGTTGGATCAAAATCATTGGCAAATGCGATACGCATGTCCTGAGCCAAAACAACACCTCCAATTGTGTAACCTTGCGGTTGTAATTCAACTGTATTTTTAGCATCAGTGATGGTAAAATCTAATATATCTACTGGAACCTTGGCCACACGACCAAAATTGTATAATTGAAGGTCAGCGTCAAATTCAATGATTGGCCTGTTGGCACGTAGATTTTGATTAATTAATGCCGTTGTTTTGTTATATGCAGCAGTTGCGTTGATTACATCAATGTGAAACCAACGGTTACTACGAGTCCAAGGATTTAAGTCTCGACTTCCTCGATTAATTGTGATATAATCTTGCGTGTCTATTCCATTTACTGCATATGGCTCGGGCGTAATAAATGTGTTTACATCTAATAGTCGTATGCCGGTGCCTACTCCATCAACATAGTAGGTATTGTTTGCATAAGATGTAGGCAGTGCGCTACTGTCAAATTTAATCTTTAGACCGTTGGTAAACGTAACCCCGTTTGGACTTTTATAAGTTGTTTTACCCATAATATCTGTGTCAATATCAAAATTAACGTTGTCAACTGTTAATAGATTAAACTGTCCAACAAACTCTGAACCAATTCCGTCTTGATAGAATAAACTAGTTAACGGAGCAGTGATGTTTGGAACTGTCTTATAAACATTATCTATTAGATAGTCGGTGCCTAGATAGTAACTATACTCTGCTCGTGTTAGTCCACCACGCACAAATACTTTTTGTAAAGGGTCTATGGCAAAGGCTTGTGCTAATGGATTTAATGTAACAATGGGGTCAGCGTCATTGTTTAGTGTAATAATCCAAGCGTTGAGTCGGTTCTCAACAGGTATTGTTGTACTGCCCACTGTCCAGTAATAAGGATCAACATCACCATTGACAAAAATCAATGACTTAAGGTTAATTTGTGCGGGTGCGCTTACTCCATCAAATCCGTTTTCTCCTGCAGCAACAACTTCACTTAGTCGTCGACCGTGTATTTGATTATAATGAAGTTTGGTACTTAAATCTGCATTGCCTGCAAGTAGTAGTCGTATATAATAATCTTGTGCAGTCGGTTGTGGTACTCTAAATGTCACTGTGCCAACATCTGTGCCATTATTTTCTACACCAAGGATGTCTCGACTTGATACCGTTGTTTGGTTATTTTTTACTCCGCTGGTTCCGGCAGTTGTTTGTATCCAAAAAGGAAAGCCAGGCTGATCAACAACAAATTTATAAACGCCGCCATAGGCAAGTCTAACAGTGGGATTCTCTACTGATCCAGCAGTGGAAAACAAATAACTACCAGTAACTGGGTTTCGTGTTACTGTAAAAGTTTGTGCTGTGGGTATTTCTGCGCCGTATACATCAACTGAGTCGGGGCCGGCGGTCAACCAGTAGTACTGATTAAAGTTGATGAACTTGTCAAAATCAAACAGTCCGTCAAAACTATAATTTTCGCCAGCGAACAAACGGCTTTGATTATCGGTAAGACCACCATAATGTTTAACTTGTTGTAATAAATCAATGTAACTACCAAAGAGTTCAGTTTCTTTTGTAATTCTATTTTTTACAACTACACTAGGCTCAAGTTGATAATTTTGACGTTGAGCAGTAGGTTCTGGTTGATAGTTATCTGTACTTTTAAATGTTGGTGCAAATTTTCGTCCCACATACGCATTGACGTTGCGTAGGTCCGGTTGAGACACCAGCTGATCTAAAGTGGCATTTAAGAACTTTTTATTTGCGTCAGTTTTAAATACTTCAGGTAAAAAATTACTGGTCTTTATTTGTGCCATATTATATAATGATACCTAATCCTGAAAGTGTTTGATTGATTTGTGCAGCAGTAATTGCCGATATAATCTGTACGTTTGTTGCAGTGGCTGCGCTGACCATTATTTCATTTGGGCCAGCATTGATTTGCATTAGTCCGCCAAAAGCAACATCTGTATTGCTTGGTACGATAATAATACTTGCCACGCTAGGTGCCAATGCATTATGTAAGTATGTGCTTAGTTCACTGAAGTAAAACACGTCACCAAAATCCCAATTAGCAGTGTCAAAATATCTGTTAATTGCAGATACTGTGCTACTAATAACATCGTTATCACTGACATTGATATTGGGATTTTTTACAATCTTAAATGTTGCTTGTAAATTAGCAGGTGCTTTTGCCCCAAACAACGGCTTGTAGCGGCCAGGGTTATACACAATAGTATCGCTTAGTGCTTTATAGTTTTCAAGACTTGTAGTTCCACTACCAAACTCTGTTTTTAATGTGTCGTTTGTGGGCAATGCTGGTTCTGCGACTGTGCCTGTGGTATCTTGTATATAAGACAAATAATCAGCCGAGTATTGAGTTGTAAGTATGTACAAGTCCATGATATTGTTAGGACTTGGGTCAATACGTCTATCATTGGGACTATTGTGCCTGTATTGGAATGACATGCCTTGGCGCCCAACCTGTGCCGAATAGTCGGTTAATTTTACAAGAGTTCTAGTGTTGGTTGCACTTATCGACAGTTGCCAGAATTCATTAGCAGTTGTTGCATAAAATATTTGCCCACTTAGATATAATGTCCAATTGGCAGTAATTGCACTTTGTGTAGCATAGGTAGTAACAATAGTATTATTATCCACTGGTGCAGTTGTAATAAAGTTGTCTGTACTGGTAACTTGTTTAAAGAACACATATTTCTTACTGGTATTCACTGTGGGTGCCACTATGTTTGTAAATAAATCTGGATCGTTAGGGACACCGTCATTGTTATCGTCAGGGAATGTGACCAGTATCTGTGTATTGTCTGTGTAACCATCGGTCTGTACAACACTGTCATAAATGTACCAACTTTGATCTCGCCCAATTGGACTAGCACCATCGGGTTGACTATTTGTTTTTAGTACATTGATTTGATCTGTTAGGGTCAATCCAGTCTTACTATCAAATGTGCGTACATCTGGATCAAAGTAAAAACGTGTTTCTGCGGCGCTTTGGAACACATATTGAGTTCCACGATGTACTAGATTGTAATTGATACCGTTATATGTAAACGCCACAAGCCAACTACTGTCTAATCCAGTACCAGTTAAATCTCCCTGGTTAGTTAGGCTAAAATTATCCAAGTTTAAATCTTGTGGTAGTATCACTTGCCAACTTTGTGTTGACACATTGTATGTCAATCCAATATTTTGATAACTCTGTAATTGATTTACTAGTTGTGTAATAAATGTTGCGCTGGGCAACGCAGTTTTAAACACTGGTATAATAGTGTCTACCACAGCATTTGTTGGAATATTTTGACTCAATTGCAACGGATACCCGGCATTGGCCATAACAACCGCGGCCCACAGGTATTGGCTTTCTCCAGTATACACCGGAGTGCCAGTGCGTATTTGATTTTGTGCGTCAAAAAACTTTCCAGTACCTGCAGTAAACTTTAACAATGCACCTGTTGACACATACCTTAAATTACTACTTACCCCAAGTCCAGTTTGATACCGTGTGCTCGATCCGTTTACCAAGTAACCTGTGCTACTGTTACTAGATGCAGTACTACGTGCCCAGTATGTGTTTGCGTAAGTGTAGCGAGGATAATTTTCATAATAAAAATGCAATAGGTCGTTGCCCTCTAATAAGGGATTAACTGTATTATAGATTACTTGATAAATGTCGTCTCTAGTAGAGAAACCAAACACCGTACTTGATTTAGGAGTTTGTTTATATAGTATGCCGTCGCCGCCAAATATATTTGTACTAGAATATTTTCCAGTTACATCCAATACA